GGAAAGATTGGGCCAGCGCTTATTCTCTTTGTTCCTTGCTAATGCCCTCCCTGCCGTCACCGGTGGAGCAGTCATCGGAGTTTCGGTTACCAAGTCTGCCCTTCTGGCAGGATTTATGGCATGCGTACAGGTAGTCCAAAAACTCGCCGTCGCGTCAACAGACGGGGAACTAACCAAAGAGGAAATCCAAGAGGCGTTCGGCAAAAAGTAATGGCTGCCCGTTTTCCCATTGTCAAAGTCACCCTTCCATCTGACCTCAAAGGAGTAACACCTGGTCGTGTACCTGAAGAACTTATGCGCCCGATTGAAGGCAAAGGCAAACTACATCGTCTTGCGGCTGACGCATACGAAGCAATGGACGCAGCAGCCAACGCCGAAGGAATCGACCTCGCGCCCACGAGCCAAGCGGACACGTACCGCTCCCTCGAAACCCAGGAGTACGGGTTCTTCCAAAGGTACACGGATAAGCCGGGCAAAAAACTCCTCAAGCAGACACCGCGCATCTACAAAGGGAAACTCTGGTACCTGAAAAAAGGTATGGCTCCGATGGCTGTGCCCGGTACCTCGAACCACAATCTTGCGATTGCCATAGACATTGCTCACGCATCAGGCAAACGCTTGGAGTGGTTGCTCAAGCACGCACAGTCGTTCGGCTTCTCATGGGAACTCCAGTCCGAGCCGTGGCATCTGCGCTACGTGGCCGGTGATGCCGTACCTACACGCGTGAAAGAGTGGCTCGCAAACAAGCCGACGGACGCATAATGGATGCGGGCTGGGCGCTTGTCCTCGCTGCCATCGTAACGGCAGTCGGCGGAATCATCGTCGCGGCCCTCCAGAAGTTCAAGGAAGAGAACTCCAAGGACCACGCCTACGTGCGTGGCATGTTGACAATGCTGTACAGTTCTCAGCGCCGTATTGAAACCAAGGTGGACAAGGTTGACGAACGGCTCACCGACCACCTAGAGTCTCACGCCTCAGAGGGGATACTTGACAATGAACGAACAGTTGAGCAGAATGGAGTTGAAGGCAATCGCAGGGTTTCTTAGGAAGGTCTACCCAGGGGTGACCGAACAAGACACGTTGTGGAATCTGATAGCGAAAGTCGAACAACTAGCAAAGGGGAACAATGGAAAACCAGGCCGCAGGCGCGGAGATTCTTCTCAAGGCGCATGAACTAATCACGAGAGACAGACAGAACACCTACTCTCATCCACTTGACGATTACTCAAGGACAGTCGCAATCTTCAATGCAATGAAGGGCGAGGAAGTCATGACAGCAGAGGACGGAATCCTCTTCATGATTTGCGTGAAACTCTCACGACTGATGAACGAAATGCAGAATGGCCTTGACGTGCCAGACAACATCGTCGACCTTGCCGGTTATGTCGGCTGTCTTCAGATGGTGCGCCAAGCGCGCATACCACTGTGAAGAACAGCGACTGGGACATCAAGTCCAACACATTCAACTTTGATGAAGACCTCAAGTATGGACAGATGGGCGAGAAGCGCATACGCAAGATGCTCGAGTCTCTGGTGGAGGGTTCGTTCGAAGTCAAGTCAGACCGCTACCGAAACGGCAACATGGCGGTCGAGATGCGCCAGAATCCTCGGCGCTGCGGCAAGTGGATTCCGTCAGGGCTGCAGGTAACCAAAGCCCAGTGGTGGGTGTACATCTTCTCGATGGACGGTGGCTTCGTCATTGTTGCTGTAGACCGCCTGAAGCGATTTATTGAGGCGAACATGGAGACTTTGGAAACACGCGATTTCGCGAGGCGTTCCGACAATCCGGCATGGGGCTACCTTCTCAAGCCATCAGACGTAGGCTCATTGCTCTACGACAAGAGGTATGACGCATGAGTAAATGTCCTTGGTCCTTGGTTGCAGTGCACTGGATTGACGCATTCGATTCAACCAATGGCTGGATAAGCACGAAGGACTACAAACCAAAGACGCAGCACGTGGTCAGCGTTGGCTGGCTGTGGCCCGACTTGCTGGAGGGTTACGTATCAGTCACGTGTTCGTGGTGCCCGATGGAAGAGCCCGAGATGGAAACCGTCGGCATGGTTACGCACATCCCGGCAGGAATGGTGCAGAGAATCGTCATCATCGACGAACCCGTATGGGTTGCAAGTCAATAACTTCAGCGCTACGCTGACAACAACAAGCCAAGGAGGCAAAATGAAAACCAGGAAAATCAGCAAACCAACGCACGGTTCAACCGAGTGGCTGGCAGTGCGCTGGAAAGATGAGAACGGCGACGCCCGAATCTCGGCCAGCGTCGCGGCTGCCGTTCACGGCGCGCATCCTTATACAACGACCGCCGACTTGGTCGCCGAACTCATCGCCGCCGAACCGCCGCAGCCGAAAGCCCCGAATGCAGCAATGCTGCGTGGCACCACACTTGAAGGCCCAGTGCGTGAGTGGTCTTCCAAACTTCTCGGCTACCCGCTAGAGGAGCCGCAGGAGATGTACGTGTACGAAGAGGATGGCGTGCGTCTCATTGCCACCATCGATGCAGTCTCGCCCAACGGCAGAGTGCACGAAATCAAGACGAGCAAGAAGCGCTTCGATGGCAAACTGCCATTGATGTGGTACTGGCAGGGCGTGCAACAGGCAATCTGCACAGAGCAGGATGAAATCGTTTGGTGCGTGTTTGACTCAGACATGGACCTCAAGTTCCACATCCAGCCCGTGTCCAGCGACGAGAAGCGCCAACACATCGAAGCATGCAGGCGCTTGCTGTCTTACGTGGACATGGGCATGTTCCCAGAGGACGTGCGCCCTTCGTACCAGAACGTCAACTCCTTGCACCCAAATGCACAGGACAAGGTGGTGGAACTGGACACAGATGCCATGGCTGTACTGGAGCAACTGCGCAAGTCGCAGGAGATTGTCAAGTCAATGGAAGAACACATCAGTCAGTTGCAGGCAGAAATCTGCCGACGGATGGGAGATGCCGCAATCGCAACTCACGGCGGTATCGTTCAGTGCACGTGGAAGAACGTCAGTAGAAAGTCGTTCGACCAGAAGAAGTTCGAAGAGGACCACCCGGCCCTCCGAGACAAATACAGGAAACAAACCACATACCGGCAATTCAAATCAACCAGCAAAGGAGAACAGTCATGAGATTCAATCTCGACAATTACGAAACAGTGGAGGCACGTCTCGCCAAGTTTTGGGAGATGTATCCGAACGGTCAGGTGTTTACCGCCATCCACCACTACGACGACAACAAGGTCGTGTTCCGTGCGGAAATCTACAAGGAAATCACTGACCCAAGACCAGTCGCCACTGGCTACGCCGAAGAGATTCGTGACGCCAGCCCAGTGAACCGCACGTCTCACGTGGAAAACGCAGAGACCTCCGCAATCGGCAGGGCTCTAGCCAACTTCGTCTTCCAGTCCAAGACTGCGCCACGCCCCAGCCGTGAAGAGATGAGCAAGGTTGCTCGCTCGCAGGAGTTCAAGGCTGACGCAGAATTGCTCAGCAAGTTCCGTGCAGCGTGCACCAAGGCGGGGCTTGACCCGCAGGACGTGGCCTTGTCGGCAGGTGTTGACCTGTACGACTTGACCGATGCGGCGATGCCCAAGTTGCGTGATGCGTTCAGGAAGATGCAACAGTCCAAGACACCATCAGCGGCAGCACCAGCGCCAGTGGGTGACAACCTGCTGGACAAGGTCAAGGAAGTATTCCCTTCGGCTGAGGTTACTGAAGAGCCAAAGATAAAGGACCCGACTGCACCAGCAACCAACTCGCAGATTGGAAAGTTGCGAGCGATGCTGATGGCAAATGGAATCGGCGAGCGACCCAAGCAAGTTGAGGCCGTGGCTGACATCATCAATCGACCCATTGCCAAGTTGGACATGCTGAACAAGGGCGAAGCCAACCAAGCCATCAAGGTGCTTGAAGCACGGGCGACACGTGGATGAGCGAAAAGGACATTGCCAAGGCGACAACGCCAAGTGCACCCATGATGCATGTCCTCTATTTGGAACTCTTGGACGCGAAGACCGTAAAGGTAAAAGACGTGTCAAGGGATGTGGTGACCCTGCTGCTAGAGGCAGACGCAATCGCCGCAAGGGGGACAGCAAAGCGCGCCGTGCGCGCAAGAAACTGGGTCTTGGTGGTCATCTCACGCGCCATGAGGAGAATTGGGGTGGGGCGTTTCGGACCGAGATAAAAGCCGGTGCGCAAGTAGGCCCCATAGCCACACGATTCCAGGCAGCAAAGGCTCAGTCCGATGCAGCCAAGGCAATCGGTGACATCAGGCCATTCGTCATGGTCGCAATGCCCGACGGAACCAGCAAGGGCATCGTGCTCATGGACCTAGAAGAGTTCAGTGAGATAGTGTTGTTGATTGAAAGGTAATCGGTGAGACAAAGGGTCCCTGTCCTCCTTCAGGGCTCACCGACCCCGGCTGACGCGGTTGCTGGTATTCCCGCTCAGCCGGGGCAAAACCCCTCATAAGAACAAGATTGGAGCAGCCATGGAAGTAATACCCAGGATTCTCGGGATGGCATCAGCCGTCCTTCTGTTCTTCGGTGCAATACTCGGCAACCCCGGGTCCGAACCGAGGGAAACAACGGTGGCCGTAGCAGAGGTGTCGAGGGGACTGACCTTTGCTACGGCTACCAGCGTTGACACCCCCACCACTACCACCAGCGTTTACATAATTCCGCCTACAGCGCGGTGTGGCCAGTGGTGGGGGCTAGCAATCGAGGCTGGCTGGCAGCCAGAAGAACTCGAGACGCTTGACTACGTGATGTGGAAAGAATCGCGATGCGACCCGACGCAGCACAACACGACGCTGAATAGAGACGGCTCTACCGATGTGGGCCTAACCCAAATCAACGACCGCTCGTGGTGTCTGCCGACGCGCTGGTATCCAGACGGCTACTTGCAAACAATCGGCATCTTGGCTAGGGTTGGCTGCCAGGAGTTATTCGACCCGCTCACAAACTTGCGGGCCGCAAAGCAAATACATGACTACGCAAAAGAAACCAGCAACGACGGCTTCTCGCCGTGGGGAGTATGACTACATGCAACTATTCAGCGAATGGATGCTTGATGACACCGACGACAGGTTCATGAAGCACGCAGCATGCAAAGGCCTTGACCGTGAGATGTTCTTCCCAGAGCGTGGGGCGAACACATCCATTGCTCAAGCCAAGAAGGTGTGCGCAGTATGTCCGGTTCGTGAGGACTGTCTGCGCTACGCAATGAACAACCGAATCGAGTTCGGCGTTTGGGGTGGGCTGTCTGCACACCAACGCATCAAGCGCTGGCGCCGCGAACGAAAGGAACTGGCATGAGCGGTGACGAACACATGTTGAACTCCTGGCTTGCTGAATTGCAAGTTGCGGTGGATACACTGCGGGAGGACAAGAAAGAACTTCAAACTCGGGTGACCGAGTTGGAGGAAACAATAGCCATGTACAAATCCATGGTGGAACGACTAAGACTGGCCATGGGCCAGGGGAGTGACTATTACCTATGAGCAATGAAACAAACACTTGGTACAAGTTGAAGGACGGCACGTGGGGTGCGAAACTCCGTCATGCCGCTACCGAAGGCGACAAAGTGGTGCTGACGACCAAGGACGGCAAGCAAAGCGAGGTCTGGCTGACCCGCAAGATTGCGCAGTTCCCAGACGCATCGCTCTGGAGCGTCTCGTCAGAAGAGCCAGAGGCACTGGTAGCACCAGCAGATGAAGAGCCCTTCTGAGCAACACAACTGTGACCATTGCGGCACGGTAGAAAGAGCGCTTACAAAATGGCCCGACAGCATACTCGATGAGTGTGCCTGTCGGTGCCACTTGTATGCCAAGGGCTTACTAACAGCAGAAGCAAAGAACTGGAAAAGGAGAAAGACAAAATGACCAGCGCAGCAAGATGCAAGAGGTGCGACACAATCGTGGTGCACGACAAGCGGAACGTAGCCGGGTGCAACTGTGACCCGGATGCTCCGACTTGGGTTTACATTGAACCGGATGGCAAGGTGCGAGGGTTCTCGCAGGCCGAGTGGGAGATGGTGGACCTGTGAAGGAGAGATGGAATTGTCCCAAGTGCGACAATACAATCGTGCTGCATGTTCGGGTCGAGACACCGCCGACATGTCATAGCAAGAAATCCCACACGTCGAAGCCGCAGGAGATGGAGAGGGCCGATGATGCCAACGGGAACGTTTGAACTACCAGACTTCTCGGATGAAGAGAAGCACATCGCAGAAGAAGTACTGACCGAACTGGTGGTGCTTGCGCTTACGGTGCGACCTGCCCTCAAGAACTACATCATCGACCTGTGTGACGGCATAACAATCACGCTTCCCGAAGATGCAGTCGAGCGCAGCAAACAGTACGCGTTGCATCGAGTGCAATCAATGAAGGGTCAGTAGCACTACCGGTTTTGTTCCTGTGCGTAGCGCTACCGCTACCGCTGCCACCGCCTGAATGAATAGGGCGGGGCGAACACTCGTTCGCTTGACTTTCGGCTCGCGGTCGGGCAGACTCGCAGTCGGCTCGGCGACCGCCCAGCCACAAGCACAAAGGAACAACCATGAAACAAACCAGAACCCT